TGAGTTTTAGGGTCAATCAATCTCCAGTCTTCATCATCTTTTACTGCATCTAAAAATGCATTAGTTATATTAATACCATTGTGTAAGTTAAGACATTTACGATTAATATCTCCACCAGATTCTTTACGCATATTTATAAACTCTTCTATCTCTGGATGGGATATGTCCATGTATGCAGCATAAGAACCTCTTCTAGTAGTGCCTTGATTAAAGGCTAACATTTGAGAATCTACAACATGCATGAATGGAATTGAACCAGTAGAACGACTGCCATGAGTAGTAGAAATCCCGTTACTCCTAACATCGCCCCAATATCCACCAATGCCTCCACCCGAACTTGCCAACCATATGTTCTCATCATAGTGAGCAGATAAACCAGTCCTACTGTCAGGAACATAATTAAGGAAACAAGAGATAGGTAGCCCACGACTTGTTCCCCCGTTACTAAGTATAGGAGTGCTAAACATGAACCAACGAGAGGAACTGTAGTTATAAAGTCTTTGAGCCAATTCAAAATCTGTTTCCCCTTTGTAGGTTGCTCCGTAGACTGAGGCTCTTGCGAATGCTTCTTGTGCATATGTTTCTCCTTCCCAAAAATATCTATCTTTAAGTGTATCTAAACTAAATTTATCAAACTCTTTTTCTTTATCGTAGTCTATTTCAATTCCTAAGTAAGGCTTAGTTCCTATTTTATCATCAACCATTATTTTATTTCTCCATCCCAATCTTGGTAGTTTAAATGTATAGCTATTATAGCATAATGTATAATTTTATACAAGTCTAAATCATTATGTCCTTTCTTTTTACCATATCTCATAGCATACTTCATTATATTTCCCATACAAAAACCTTCTCCATGTCCTGCATCTAGTATCATATCTGTAGCTTGATACTTTTCATTTGCATAATGTTCATTATATGTTTTATCTATATGATTTTTTATTTGTTTTATTATTTTGTCTTCATTAAATTTATATTTCATTTCCATTTCTCCGGTAATGTTTCTTCACTATACCATGTAAAGTTATTTGTTTCTGCCCATTCAGCATGAGTTCTTTTAGTTCCATCCTTTCTTTTTTTAGCTTGTGGCATTGGAGCATAAGGCTTTTGAAATAAAAATACTAATTCAAATTCTCCTACCTGTTCTGTTAAAGCTTCTCTTATCCAAATATATTTACTGTATTCAGCGTAATCCCAAAACCTACCTTTAGCTTCTAGTAATATTGTTTGTCCATTAATAACTTTTATAAAGTCTGGTTCATATTTATGTTCAACAACATAATCTATTTGTTCATTGTGATGTTTCCATTTTTTTAAAACAGATTGATGTATATCATATTCCCATTTACTATCATAACCTTTAGGAACATTAACCTTTTTAGGTCTAGGTTTTCTTGGTATTCTTTTAGGCATTCAAATCCTTTATTTTTAAATTAGGATTTCTTTTTATTAATTTATAAAACCATCTTAAACTATAAGCACTTAACATAAATTTATTGTTAGCAAAAATATGAGTTTGTTCTGGTAAAAATTCATGTAAATTTTTCTTATTAATTTTAGAAGTATCTTCTCCTTCTGGTACCATAGTTCTTAACCATTCAATTAATAAAGTTTCTGATTGTCTTCTTAATCTTTTAGACTTCTTGCCATTCATAATTTTTTACCAGTTGCCAATACTTTAATATACTATTAAACATTTCTTTATGTTTCTCATGTGATTCTTTATCCCATATATGACAAAGAACTATACTTGTATCTGCTCTATCAACAAAGATAGATACTCTTTCAGGGTCAGTTATATTACAACCTTGAGCATAAGCAGATAGTTGCATACCATGTTCATCATATACTAACTTACTAGGTTCTTTACCCTCAAGGTTATCTTTAGTTTTAAAGTCCACAAATATTCCTGACTTGGAATACAAGTCTATCTTACCACCATATCCTTGATTAGCACAGAAAGAATCTTCTGCTATCCAATCTTCATTAGGGAAATTTTCATCTAACCATGCCTGTATAATCTTATAAGTTTTAGATTTACCTCTACCAAGAAAACCTTTTTCAATCATAGCATGGATTTTAGTTCCCTCTGTCGCAGCTTTAGAACCTATTTGTTTTGCATCAGACTTACATCTATACACAAAAGAATCCATAGACTCTTCATCTCCTATGTCTAGCGTTGCTGCAGATTTAATAGCTTGAGTTATCTTCCAATTCTCTAGTGCAGGTTTTGCAACCATACCAAGAATAGTAGTAACAGAAGGAACAAGTCCTATGCTTTTAGCATCTCTTAATGTAGTGTTTCTTTCTTTACCATTAGCACCTATGATAGTATACATAGGTTCTCCCTCAAGAGAATACCAATGTCCTGATTCGGATGTAAACTTATTATACTTATCTAATTCAGTTTTGTCAATACCTTTAGTCATCTTTTAGGTCCTTAAATGTTTTAAATACATCTGATGTAAATAATTTTTGTATATTTACTAACCACATTCTACTTGCGTTGTGGTCGCCACCACTTACAGACTTCTTAAAATCTAATTTATCTATAAGTTGTTTTAGTTTTGGTACATCAAATATAAAAGTACAGAATATATTATCTTCTATACAAAGATTATGAAACCAAAAGTCTGATTCAGTTGTTGCAATACCAGATGGTTTACCATATGATTCATATTCAATACATATGTTTCCTGTCTTCATCCACATACCTCGTTCAGATTTTACTTCTATCTTTTTATTTGTAAGCATGTCTGCTACTTTATCTTCTCTTATTTGACCATATTCTAAATCTATGTCAAACTTTTTTCTATTTTCTTTAGTGGGTTTCACTCCAATTACCTCCTATTTTATATTCGCCTGTTAAATTACATCGCATATTAAATTGCTCTGTTACCTTTTCAATACTCTCAACACCCATTCTACCTACAGCATCTGCTTGAGATTCCTTTACTTGTAGTTGCCATTCATCATGGATGTTAGCAACAAAACAAGCATCAAGAGTATTCAGTTTTATTAATTGATATAAGTTTATCATAGCCTGTTTCATAACAATAGCACCACTACCTTGTAATAAAGTATTAAGTGCAGCATGAGGACTTCTAACATATATCTTTCTACCATCTATACCTTTTAAGAAACCTCTATTAGCAGCTTGTTGAACTCTATCTCTTAACTTCTTAAGAGCAGGTAGATTAGCAAAGAATCTTTGTTTTAAAAGTTTACCTTTTTTAATATCTCCATTAATAATACTTCCTATCTTTGCATCTCCTGCACCATAGACTAAAGCATATATAAATGTCTTTGCTTGGTCACGAGTTTTTAATCCTGCTAACTGTTGATTGGTTGAATGTATATCTCCGTTAATAACTTCTTCAATGTAATCAATATCATTCATATAATGTGCTAACATTCTTAACTCTAATCCACTAGCATCTATTCCTACAAGTTTATATCCCTCTGGTACAGTCCAACAAGACCTACATTCTTTACCATAAGGACTATGTAAGTTAGGTACTTGTGCCATATTAGGACCTCTATGTGTCATTCTTCCTGTGATAGTTCCGTTAGGTATAACTCTACCATGAACTCTATCATCTTTAAGTTCATCAATCCAAGATGATACTTGAGCTATACGCTTTTGATATAATAAATAATCAGCAATAAGTTTAGCTTCTTTAATATGTGTTATCTTTTTAAGAGTAGCCTCATCTACAATAGGTTGTCCTGTAGGAGTAAACCTTTCAGGTTTCCAACCAAAGTCAATAAGATATTCTCCTATTTGTTTTCTACTTCCAAGATTAAACTCAACTAACTTTCTCCTCATAAAAGGATTATGATTACCAGACATAAGAATATTATCATACTCATCATCTGATAATCCTCTCTTACTCAACTGCCCATCTTTTTTTATATATGGAGTTACAAGTTTGTCATCTACTAATTTAGGTTGAAATGTTTTTTGTACTTCATCTTCTACATCTGCCATCTTTTGTCTAAGCTCTGCTAATAAAAGCATTGCTTGTTTACTGTTAAAATAAAATCCATTCCTTTCTTGTTCTAACATTATTGCAGAAACTTTATGTTCTAAATCTATAGAGTGTTTACTAAATCCTCTACCTTCGTTAAGTAAATATTTATATACAGTTTCATTTAATATTACATCTTGCTCACAGTAGTCAAGCATTTGTGGGGAATAGTTTTCAAACTCAGGTTGTTCTTGTTTAGGACATGAGAG